ACCTAATTATACTCTGTACGGTAAAATACTAATCACCAAATTCAGTGTCGAGCATTTACAGGATATAAATAGTTACTATGCCGAAGAAGAAGGCTGTAACGAATTTAACGACGAATGTACATGGTGCCATGGCAGTGGTATAGTTAGTAGCTCTATAGATATTAGACAATCGGAATGTCCTTGTAGACACGAAGACGGAGCTATTGATAATTTTAAAAGATTGTGGAGTTCTATTCATGGAGAAGGAAATTGGGAGACTAACCCTCTTGTTTGGGTTATTGATTTTATGCCGGTATAGCTCAATGGCAGAGCACCTGTTTTGTAATCAGGATGTTGCGAGTTCGAATCTCATTACCGGCTCAGATATTCTAAGTTAGCTTAACTGGTAAAGCGTTCGACTGTGGATCGGAATAACAAGGTTCGAGTCCTTGACTTAGGACCAAAAGGAGCAAAAAATGACAACAACAGGAAAACACAATCATGTGGCAGGTTTAAGACTTATTGGCAATAAGTTAGATTTAGGCAGTTTCAATTACGCATTAGCAGATTTTGTGGTAATAGGGCCAGGAGTCAGAAACGCTACAGTAGAATCTAGTAATGTAATGTTACTAAAGGACTGGGACGGACCCAGAGAGAGGGTATATCATATTGATAATAGCACTTTATCGGCCTCTAACGCAGATGAATTTTATTGTGCTGAGTTACCTGATGCAGAGTTCCACATATACCACAGGGAAGAAGCTATCTATTGGATGGAACATATTAAAGGATCAGAATTATTAGTATCTATTATCAATAAGGAGACTTTCGAGGAACGTAAACAATTCAAAATTAACAAATAGCTTGTTACATGTCTTAAAAATTGTTAAGTTACAGCATAGAGAGGCTAAACTCTATGCTATTACAATTAAAACACCCTTATATCGAATCCTCGGCAGTTACCAGACTCCAAGAATTATGTGATTTAGCTGGTTGTGATACTGGAGATAACGACGGAATTTTCGGTCCCAAGACAGAAGTAGCTGTAGTTTGTGCCCAACAGAAATTAGGTCTCGAAGTAGATGGAATAGCAGGTCCTATTACCTGGGAGGCCCTCAATAAATTAGCAGATTTAACTGGAGAAGGTACCTCGTGCCGAATTAAAGACAAAAATTTTGTGGATATATCTGGTACACACCAAAAACCTCGTTTATATGCATATCAACGTAATTTAGGAGATATACACGGCATAACACTGCACCAAACAGCTTGTACTATGCCGAATACTCCAGAAGGCTGGCACAAACTAAATGCGCATTGTGGCATAACTCGTAACGGAGTGGCAGTTATTGTCAACGATTTCACTGACATGATATGGCACGGCCAAGGACTTTCAAAAACAACAATAGGAATAGAAATAGAAGGCAACTATCAAGGTATAGATGGCAACTCCCGTACTCTTTGGAAAGGCGGACCGGCAGCAGCTTCTTTAACAGAAGACATGGAAGACGCTTTTTGGGATCTAATGATGTACATAAGAATGGAGTGGGGGATTAATTTCAAATATGTTCATGCACACAGGCAATCTAAGGACACACGTATGGGAGATCCAGGTTCCGAAATATGGCAGAAGCTTGCTATCCCATTGAAACAGAAGTATAATTTAAGTGACGGAGGCCCAGAGTGGTGCCGAGGAACAGGCAAACCTATACCAAGAGCCTGGGACGAAAACTACACAGCTAGTTACGTCTAGGAGACAACATGACAGAACAAATATTAACTTTCGGTGATAAGGTAGTTAAAGCAGTCAATAGATCAGATGCTTGGACTAATGCAATAACAGGACTCGGTACTACAAGAGATAAGTCTACATCTAATCAGTTTTTAACAGGCGATAAATTAGACGATGATACTGCTGATAATCTATATGCCGATGACGATATGGCGTCTCTCATTTGTGATACAGTTCCTTACCATAGTCTTAGGGAAGGGTTCTCGGTTAGAATACCTTTAAAAGACGAGGAAATGTCAGAGGATATAGATGACGCTGCTATATTACTTAAAAAACAGGCCAATTCTATTAGCGAGTCTGTAGCAGATTTAGGTGTCATAAGGAAAGCAGTAGACGGTCAGGTGTGGGGAAACGTCTTCGGAGGTGGCATATTAGTACTAGGCATAGACGACGGCAGAAGTCTTAAAGAGCCTCTAGACGAAGACAACATAAAAAGTTTTGATCATATAAATGTAATAGATAGAAGATACGTAAGACCTAAAAAATGGTACTCAGATCCCAAAAAACCTAAATTAGGTGAGCCAGAGACTTACGAACTAACTACGCAAGAGATAAGCCAAGCCGACCCTATTACAGCAATGGTAGAAATACACGAAACTAGATTAATTATTTTTGGGGGAGTTAGAACATCTGTCAAAAAGAGAAGAGAAAACGAAGGTTGGGAATTTAGCCTTTTACATAGAGTCAATCACACTCTCACTCAATTTGGAATATCGTGGGACACTTTAGGACATTTAATACAAGACGCTAACCAAGGCGTCTATAAAATGTCCGGTCTTATAGATGCTATTGCTAGTGATAACGAGAGTGTAGTAGTTAAACGTATGGCTATGATAGATACAGCTCGTTCGGTAGTACGTGCTCTAGTATTAGATGCTGAGACCGAAGATTTTGAGCGCCCTGCTTTTAATTGGTCAGGTATCGAGAAGCCTTTTGAGTTACTTATGATGAGATTAAGTGCCTCTAGTAGAATCCCTGTGACTATACTAATGGGCAGAAGCCCTGCCGGAGAAAACGCTACAGGAGATAGTGATTTTAGGGCTCTCTACGATAACGTACGTTCCGAGCAAAAGTTCAATCTGGAGCCAGCTTTACGAAGAATAGTTAATGTATTACTTAAAGCTAAAAATGGTCCTACTGGAGGAAAAGTACCAGAGGGGTGGAGTATTTATTTTCCGCCTCTGTGGCAGCCTACTCCTAAAGAGTTAGCCGAAATACACAAGATGCAATCGGAGGCAGATAAGAACTATGTCGAGGCAGCTATATTAGCACCTGAAGAAATAGCTTTATCTAGATTTACTGCTGATGGTTGGAGTATGGAAACCAATATAAACTTAGCCAGTAGACTACTGCCTACGGAACCTCCGCCAGTCCCAGAACCAGTCCCAGAACCAGTCCCAGAACCAGTCCCAGAACCAGTCCCAGACGAAGAGTAAAATAAATGCCTCTTAACTTACTAGAAAAAAAGCAAGCGGAAGATAGAAAAAAACTCCTTGAAGAACGAGGAGTTACTCTAGATAAGTTAAAGAAAGACATTAACTCTGCCGCGACTAAAGAACCTACAAAAGAGGAATTAGCTTACGAGATACAGCTCTCCAAATTACAGAAGAGCATTAATAAGGAAATAAAACGTAATATAGATACAATAGTAGAAGAGGGAGCTACTAATGATAAGTTAGACTTCTTCTTAACAGTAACACTAGCTGCGATTGTTACAGACTTCGCTTCCAGAATAACCTTATTTAATGATACTTTATACGATAATACTTTATATAATACTTTAGGTATTAATAACATACCTAGCAATATTACTAAGGAAATGAGCGCTAGTTGGATTAAAGAGAATGTAGATTTGATTAAAGGCGTGAACCAAAGACAAGTATCTCAGATACAGGCGTCGATGCTTAGGGCGACTCGCACCGGAGCCTCTACTAAAGATTTACAGTCAGAGTTAAATAAAATATTTAAATCAGGACGGAATAACGTAAGCTTCATAGCCCGTGATCAAGTAAGTAAATTCAACGGACAAATAGATCGCGTCAAACAAATGGAAATAGGCGTTAAACAGTATACGTGGATAACTAGGGGTGACGATAGGGTCAGGCCAGAACACGCTGCTAGAGAAGGTATGACATTCGACTGGGATAATGCTCCTTCTGGAGGACATCCAGCACAAGCTCCTGGGTGTAGATGCAAAGCCAAGCCAATTTTAGATTCAATTATAGGGGTAAAAACCACATAAATTATGTTATTAAGCAAATAAAAACGTAATAAAATCGATATTTAAAAGAAAATGTTTGACGTATCACTTTAAGTTTTGTAGCGTAAAACTATGAGTGAACCTAAAATCAAAAAAAGTGATACAGTTAGGCGTTATGATTATGAACCTTTAGGAAAAAATGTTAAAGTTACTCCTCAAGGTTTTATCAAAGTTCCTGCCAATCTAACTAAAGTAGGTGTTTTTTCGTACACAGAAAGTGACGGTACTATAGTTAAAGAACTTAGGTCACCGGAAGAGGTACTAAACGATGTCAGTTTAGCATCTTTGAGAAATGCTACTTTAACTGTTGGCCATAGGGCTATGATTGATCCAGAAAACGTAGGAGACTTATCGGTTGGTTTTGTAGGAGAGGCTATTAAAAAAGCTAAAAATTTAGCTTCTGGAGATTTAACCATACAGCGAAAAGACGCTATTGAAAAAGTTAAGAGCAGAGAATTAGTAGAAATATCTCCAGGGTACTCATGTATAATCGACAACACTCCAGGTGTTTTCGAAGGCGAGAGATACGATAGGTCCCAAACTAATATTATTTACAATCATATAGCATTGTTACCTAAAGGACATGGCCGACAAGGTTCCGAAATAACTATTAAAATGGATGAGCGAGATGCTGTTGCGTCCCGTCAAGACGAAAATAAAAAGTCCCCAGAAGAGGACATTAACAGAAAAGGTGAGACAATGGAATTTGATATTGTCAGAATTACGCTAGACGGTATAGCTTACGAGTTAAGAGTACCAAAAGGCAGCGGGACAGCACTCGATACTGCTATAAATAAATTACAGCAGGAACGTAAAGACGCTAAAGAAGAAGTTAGCGCTCAGTCAGGTACTATCCTAGCTACTCAAAAAGAAGTTCACGAACTTAAAACAAGAGTTGGTGATCTTGAGAAACCCGAAGCGATTCAAAAAAGGGTAGACGAGAGAATGGAAGTTTTAGAGAAAGCCTCTAAAATGGCACCTAAATCCGATTTCTCTAGCAAGTCTATTTTTGAAATCAAGAAAGAGGCGCTAGAAGCTACTGGAGTAGAACGCGCTACACTCGACGGCAAAGACGAGCCCTTCGTAGCTGGAATGTTCCACGCTACTCCAACCCCGAAACCAGAAGCTAAACCTGAAGACAAAAAATATCCAGATCTATCTCCTAATCCAAAAGCCAGAGAAGACGAAAAAGAAGACAAAGAAATAGACAAATATGATTCTCTAACAGCTAGAGATCGTATGCTGGCTCGACAAGAAGCAGCTTGGGAGGAAAAATAAGATGCAATTAACAGTAAGCACTAGCCCTACACAGGCATATGAAGGAAAAGTACAAGACAAAGCGGACCGAATCGAATCAGCAGTAGCTTCCGAGCTAATCTATTTCGGTAAGGCACTTAGTCAAAGTAACACAGTAGCTATCGGGGAAGTAACTCCCACTGTACAAATGTACACAGCAAGTCAAAAATTTGCTGGCATAGCGATAGCAGATCCATCAATCGAAGCTATTTCGACTTCTTACGGAGGTTATATAGCTACCGATACAGTCCCTCGTATTATGAAGGGGCGCATTTGGGTCAAGTCCGGGGATACTGTAGATGATTTATCTAAATCAGTATTTGTTAGGTCAGCAAACGCGGCAGGTACAGCAGGCTATCAAGCAGACTCTACTACCTACCCGGTAACTACTCAAGCAGGTTTGACATCATTGATGACAATTGATGGTGGTACACAGCAAACAGTTACTTTCACAACTGCTATCGACCAAGGTAACATCACCGACACAACTGCATGGCCTTTAGGGGACCAAGTAGGTTTGACCGTTGTTATAACTATCGACGGCGGGACGCCTCAAACTCTCACAATCGCAGGTACTACTACGACAGCGGCACACATGGCGGCTGAAATAACAGCTCTACTAGTTGGTGGTTCTGCCGCCGTGGTAGGTGGTCAAGTTGTAGTCACTTCCAATTCATTAGGACCAGCTTCAGCAGTAGCGGCAACAGCAGGTACAGGCGGAACGTCTTGGGCCGCAGGTGCCACGGTAAACAACGCCGCAGGAATAGCATCTGAGATGAATGCACAATTGGATGATTGCGCAGTTTCAGTAGCAACTAGTCAATTGTTAGTAACATCGGATCTAACAGGTAGTACTTCCAGCGTGTTAGCCGCAGCCGGTACAGGTGGATTAACTTGGGCCGCAGCAGTTGCAGGTACAGGCGATTTAACTACTCCTCCAGGAAATTCACGTGGTTCTTTTAGAGCAGTAACAACAACTGGTTATACAGATTTGGGCGCTATCGCAGACGTTAAGTGGGTAGCTGGTGCAACTATCGGTGGATCATATTTTGGTCTTATCGCAATCAACGAAGGATAATAAAAATGAAAGCGTTTGAATTAATATTAACTACACTAGGACTAACTAGTGACCGACGTTGGGATGCTAAATTCACAGCAGTATTGGAAAAAGCTCTCGAATACGTCAAGACCAAAACCTATGATATTGTATATCCAGATTTCAAATCTCGTTTACTTATTCCTGTAAGTCACGATGCCGATCCCGGTGCCGAGACTATCACATACAGGCAATGGGATGAGTTCGGAATGGCTCAAATCATAGCAAACTACGGCGACGATCTACCTTTAATCGATTCCTTGGTAGAAGAGTACACACAGAAAGTTAAGAGTCTAGGAGCTGCATATCAGTATTCTATTCAAGATCTTAGACGTTCTGCAATGTCCGGCGCTAAACTAGATCAACGTAGAGCCAGAGGATGTAGACGTTCCATCGAATTTAAAATCGATGATATTGCTGCACTAGGCGACACACGAACGGGACTTAGAGGATTAGTTAAACATCCTAACGTACCGTTGGTATCTCCTACTACTGGTACTTGGTCTACCGCTACAGCACTACAGATAATTGCCGATATGAATAAACTGGTCAACTCTGTTGTAGTACTAACTAAAGAAGTATTTTTACCTGATACACTTCTTTTGGATCTCACTAATTACAATCATATAGCTTCTATGCCTATGACTGTTACGGGTGACGCTGCTATGACAGTACTGAAGTTTTTTCTTACTTCGAATCCCTATATTACTCAAGTAGGGTCTTGGAATAAGCTAACTAACGCTGACGTAGCCGGTACCGGTCCTAGAGCAGTTTGTTATAAGAAAGATCCAGAAGTGCTAACACTCGAAATACCTCAAGAGTTCGAGCAGATGCCAGCACAGACCAAAAATCTAGCTTTCGTAGTACCTGCACACGCACGTATTGGCGGAGTAATTATGTATTATCCTATGGCCGTAGCCTATATGGACGGACTGTAAAAACAACTAAGGAGCAAAAAAATGTCTGAAACAGAAAAAAAGGATAAAATTAAAAAATTAATCATATTGGTTAACGAGCCTAGAAGTGTAGAACTTCCAGCAGGAGAAAGTGAGCTTCCTGAAGAAAGCAGAGGCTTACTTCTACTTCCTGGAGAGAACGCAGTTACAGAGGCGTATTGGAATAACGTCAAAGGCAACCCCGGTGTCAAGATATATTTGTCTGGCGGGGTAATTGAGAACAAAGGTACAGGAGAAGCACGTCCCCTGAATAAGAGTTTAGATTCTCTGTCTGCTAAAGAGGCTCAGATTCGAATATCTAAGATAGACGAAGTGAGAATACTTCAAAATGTCAAAGAGAATACTAAAAAACAAGCAATACTAAGACTCATAAATAAACGTATTACAGATTTAGTAGAATCAGAAAAAGGTGATGTTAAATGAGCGTAGTCGCTGTCAATAGATTTAGGAAAGCTTTTCCTGAATTCCGTGAGACGAGCGACGTATTAATTGAGCAAAAGATCATAGCTGCTGAGTTACGTATATCTACTGAAGTTTGGGGCAACAGAACCGAACAAGGCATCATGTATTTAGCAGCAGATCTTATTGCTATGTCTCCTTCAGGAGAAAAAGCTAGGTTAGTTTCAGACAAAGGTAAGACTACTTATAGAGTTACTTGGGAACAGATGAGAGTAGAAGTATCAATGGGTGTAGGGAGGGTAAGTTGAAAAATAAAGTAATTATTATAGATAAAGGATATGCCCGAATACAGACCAACATGAGAAGAATGGAAAGAGGGATGGAAGTAGCTATAGGTCTAATGCCTCAGAACGAAGAAAGACACAGTGGCAGAAAAACTAATACAGCAGTAGGTCACTATCATGAATTTGGTACAAGTCACGTTCCCAAGAGATCTTTTTTGCGTACGCCTCTAGAGAAAAATGCACGAGAGTATACGAATTATATTAAAAGCAAAGGTTTTAATATATTGTGGGGAAGTAATAAAAGAAGAGACGTATTAATGTATGTCGCTACAAAATACCGTGCCGACGTACTGAATCATATCGCTAGTAACATACCTCCTAAGTTAGCAGACTCTACTATAGCCAAAAAAGGACACGACTTAGCTCTAGTAGACACAGGTCAGATGAGAGACGCTATTGATATAGAATTGAGGCCCTGATGTCTGAATTTTCCCACCCAGATTTACCTGTCCAAATGAGA